GGGGATCAAGTTTATCTCTGATAAGATTGCAGAACGATATATATCGGCACGACCTTTTAAGTCTTTCGAGGAAGTTAAAGCCTTTACATTTACGAAAGGTAATGGAGTCAACAGTAGAGCGTTAGAGGCATTACGAATAATTGGCGCTGCAACATTTTTAGATAATCCTAGAAATGATAATGAGATTCGTGAAAACCTTTATGAATATTTAGGTTTGCCAGAGTTTACCCAAACAGTTCCCTCACACTTTCATGCGTTTATTAACCCTGTAGAAGATTTTGAGGAAAAGGGATCTTTTATTTTAATGGGAATGGTAAAGGGGATCAAGCGTGGCAAAGGTTGGAGTCGTGTAGAAATATTAGATAAGACTGGAAGTATCGGTATTTTTGATGAAGAACAGACCACAATTGAGGCTGGTAGAAGTTATATTCTTTTATGTAGTGATAATAGAATTGTTAGCGCTGTTCCAGTTGATGAAATTAAAAAGTCAGACTCGGCATTAGTTAAATTTTTAAATTATAGAATGCTACCATACAAGGATGATGAGTTGTTTGTTGTTTCGTTTAGGCCAAGAGTGACGAAGGCAGGGAAAAAGATGGCATCATTAACTTTAGCAGATACATCGAGAGAATTGCATCCAGTAACGGTTTTCCCAACGGCTTTTGCAAAGGCTTATATGAAAATTGAGGAAGGCAATGCTTATAAATTTGAATTAGGTAAAACTAAAGACGGGACAGTAATATTGGAGGACATAAATGTTTGATGATTTAGCAGAACAAATACATAGTACAGCAGTAGAAAAAGGTTTTTGGGATAGAACAGTAGACCCGATTTTTATAGCCAAACAAATGATGATGATTGTTTCAGAGGTATCAGAGGCTATGGAAGCCCTTCGTAAAGATATGGATCCCGATCAAATATCAGATGAGTTTGCAGATATTATTATTCGTACACTTGACTTGTATGCAGGAATTGCAGAGGCAGGGTATGTAAAGAAATCTCTTGATTATGCTATTAAAGAAAAGATGGAACGCAATATACATAGACCAAAGAAGCATGGAGTAAGATTCTAATGACAGTGACAGTTGAAGAAGTTTTAGCACAACTAAATCCTAAATTAAGAAAAAATATATTAGTTGGAGATGCAATACCAGAAACACAGTTTGCAAAAACTCCAAGTTATGGACTAAATCGTGCACTTGGTGGTGGCCTCCCATACGGAAGACAAGTTTTAATTTGGGGCAGTAAGTCATCAGCCAAATCCTCTATGTGTCTTCAAATGGTTTCACTTGCACAACAAGAGGGAAAAATCTGTGCATGGATTGATGCAGAGATGTCATATGATAAAACTTGGGCAGAGAAACTTGGAGTAGACACTTCTAAACTAATAGTGTCTCAAGTTAGAACAATCAATGAGATGGTAGATGTTGGAGTTCAACTAATGGAGGCTGGTGTAGATATTATTGTGGTTGATAGTATTACATCATTGCTTCCAGCAATTTATTTTGAAAAAGATTCGGATGAATTAAAAGCATTGGAAAATACAAAACAAATAGGTGCAGAATCTCGTGATTTTAGCAATGCTTGGAAGATGATTAACTATGCAAATAATAAAGTAAAGCCAACTCTATTTGTGTTAATTAGCCAATCTCGTAATAATATAAATGCAATGTATACAAGTCAACAGCCAACTGGTGGACAGGCTACAAAATTTTATTCCTCAACAGTTATAAAGTTATTCTCATCTGAATCAGATAATCAAGCCCTGAAAGGCAAGATCTACGTTGGAGATAAGGCAATAGAGGAAAAGGTTGGAAGAAAGGTTCGTTGGGAAGTTCAATTTTCCAAAACCTCTCCTGCTTTTCAATCTGGAGAGTATGATTTTTACTTTAGAGGAAATCATATTGGCGTAGACTTTATTGCTGATCTTGTAGATACGGCAGAATTAATGGGTATCGTAGAAAGAACTGGAGCCTGGTATCTTTTGCCAGATGGTTCAAAAGTTCAAGGAAGAGAGGGCTTTATCAATAGAGTACGAGAGGATCTTGATCTACAGGATATGATTAAGAATAAAATAAGTGGCTAAATACTCTATCTATGAAGGCAAGTTCCCATGTAGAACTTGTCGTGAAGAAGTTAAAACTATGAGAGTGTATCCCGAAACGGGCAAAGCCTCATGGATGTGTTCTAAAAAACATTTGTCAGAATCACAACTTTATCAAGTAGGATATAAAAAGAAAAAGGACTATGAGCGAGAAGAGTGAAAGTAAAAGAATAGGTGCCAAGCAGCATAAGAATTCTGGTAGAAATACTAAGAAAGGTGATGCCACATGGAACAACTTCACTGTAGATTTCAAGGAAGTAGGAAAGTCCTTTACCTTGAATCAGGATGTATGGGCTAAGGCTACTACAGATGCAATTAGAAATGGCAGTGATCCAGCCATAGTTGTTGTAATTGGCGAGGGCAACAAGAAGGTCAGACTTGCTATAATAGAGTTAGAACTACTAGAACAGATGGTGAATAATGGAACAAAATAATACAACGCTTGAGATGGTTAATGGTTTGTCAGAAATAGCAGAATATATGGAGGATGAGGAATTAACCACAGCCCTTACCTTTATTGCTAAAATAATTATTAAGCCAGACATACCTATGAATGTTGCAACTGTAGAAATTGTTCGACTTCAGGCAATAGCAGCAAAGATGGCTCTCAAGGCTACCTGGATGGCTAATGTCGATAAGTCAAACAGAGGAAAGAAAAATCTATACTATACAGCAGCAGAGTCAATTAATAATCTTGTGTCTGCTCTCAAATATATCACTCGCTGATATCTGATATAATTGACTTAAACAAAGGATAATAATGGCAAAAAATTTATTGCAACAAGTAATGTTAAAGGGTTCAGATAAAGTTAAGGGCGTCAAAGAAGACGAAGGCAATTTTGTAGAAGGATTAATAGAAAAAATAGAATCTGGATACATGACAAAAACTAAACCTAAATTTACCAAGAAGACAAATTTCTCTGCTTCTGGATTGACATATGGTGCTGGAGAGTGCCCAAGATATTGGTATTTGGCTTTTGATGGTCAAGTTCACTACGACAACTCAGATGCGTATGGGGTAGCAAATAGAACAAATGGAACTCTCGGTCATGAAAGAATTCAAGAGGCAATTCAAGCATCTGGAATTCTAGACGAATCGATGGAATTTGATTCTCTCCCAAGAAAATATAATAAGCAAACTCATCCAGCAATGGAATTTAGAGTTAAGTCAGAAGATCCTCCACTAGATGGCTACGGAGATGTAATGCTTAATTATAACGGAGAACGTCTTGTGGGTGAAATTAAGACTATGCCAAATGAAGGCTTTGAGTATAAAAAGAATAGCCGAAAGCCTAAAATGGCACACTTAATGCAAATTTTAATTTACATGAAGGTTTGGAAAGTTGGTAAAGGTGTAATAATTTATGAAAACAAAAATAATCATGAGTTACTAACTTTACCTGTAGTAGTAAACGATCATTACCGTCGGTGGGTAGACCAGGCATTTGATTGGATGAGGGCAGTTCATAAATCTTGGAAAAATAGAGAGTTACCGCAAAAGCCGTATCGATCAAACTCTAAGATTTGTAAGGTGTGTCCAATTCAAAAAGCATGTGCTGAAGCAGAGACAGGGGTAATTAAAATTAAACCTCTGGAGTTGCTAGAAGATGAAAAATTGTAGATGGTGTGATAAAACATTTGAAAGCAATATCTCTTATCAGATCTATTGTTCTGAAGAGTGTAGGGACGCTGCAACAAAAGAAAAAATTGCACAAAGATACATTCAGACTAGAAGACAAAAAAGAAAAGGGAAAAAACGTGTTTGCAAGATGTGCGGAGAAAAGTTATCAATTTATAACGATGATGTCTTATGCATTAAATGCAACATTAATCCAAATGATGTTAAAAAAGCGCTAAAGGATATAAAGGGTTTATCTAATGATAGAAAAAAGTGATATTCCAAAAGTTATTTGTTCTATTGATGCTAGTACAAATAATTTCGCTTTTGCTTTATTTGATACTGAAAAAAAATCTTTAAACGCAATTGGCAAAATTAATTTTGTAGGGTCAGATATTTATGATAAGGTCATGGATGCTGGGAAAAAATGTAAGGCCTTTTTTGATTTCTATCAAGGGTTTGAGGCAATAATTATTGAGCATACTGTTTTTATGAATAGTCCCAAAACTGCATCTGATCTTGCCCTGGTTCAGGGAGCAATTTTAGGTGCTGCTGGTCAGTCTGGAACTAAGTTTATAGGCAAAGTATCCCCAATAACATGGCAAAATTATCTTGGCAATAAAAGGCTTACAAAAGAAGAGCAGATACAGATTAGGTCTGCCAACCCAGGAAGATCAGATTCTTGGTATAAATCATACGAACGAGAATTTAGAAAACAAAGAACAATAAGATTGTTGGATGTTATTTATGATAAAAAAATAATAGATAATGATGTTGCGGATGCTTGTGGTATAGGTCACTGGGCAATTAATAATTGGGAAAAAGCATGATTGATAAAGAATCTTTGCAGGCAGAAATGATGATTGAGCATTTAATATTACAAAATGCTATAGAAATTGATGGGGTTGACTCAGATACTGGAGAAATGATATACTCTATTACTGATAAACTGAAGGAGGTAAACCCACAATTATATAGTGGACTTAAGAAAGACTTTGAGCAACATATGTTTACTCTTATCGATCAAGGTCCAAAAGTAATGAAGTGGAAACTAAATAATGGCTTCTAAATTTTACACTAACGAAGTATGGCTTAAAAAAAGATATCATTTGGATAAAAAGACTCCAGAAGATATTGCAAAAGAATGTGGAGTTACTGTAGAAACTATATATGTTTATTTGGCTAAATTTGGATTAAGGAAATCAAAAAGATGAGTTTGCAACCAGTATTTACAGATTCAAAAAATTTTAATTGTGAAGATCTATATCTACTAACAGTTGGCACAGAGGCAGGTAAAGAAATTTGGCAGACCTGTCACGAAATTGCACACATGTTAGTCAAGAAGAATATTGCCTATGGGAATTCAGCCCTTGATCCTGTACGTATATTTTCGAAGGCGGGACCAAGAGAGCAACTACATGTACGCATTGATGATAAATTAAATAGATTAATGAAGGGTACAGAATATCCAGGGGATAATGATATTGATGATTTAATTGGATACTTAGTATTATTAAAGATAGCAAAGGCCAAAGATGTCAACTGAAGAAGATTTAATAAATCATTTAGATCAATTAAACACCGTTGTTGGTGAATACCTAAAGGGTAGCGATGCAACAAAAATATCTAAAGAGTTATCGATACCACGCAATCGTGTAGTTCAATTAATTAACGAGTGGAAGGTGATGGCCTCTGCTAATGATGCCATTCGTGCTCGTGCCAAAGAGGCGTTGGCAATTGCCGATACCCACTATAATAAACTTATTGCAAAATCTTACGAAGTTATTGACGAGGCATCTTTAACTAACAATTTAGGTGCTAAAACCCAAGCAATCAAATTAGTAATGGATATTGAGTCTAAAAGAATTGACATGCTACAAAAAGCAGGACTATTAGAAAATAAAGAACTAGCAGAAGAAATGCTACAAATAGAAAAGAAACAAGAAATTCTAATGGGTATATTGCGTGATATAGCCTCAGAATATCCGCAGGTTCGTGATGAGATTATGCGTAGACTTTCAGAGGTTGCTAAGAAAGATGAAGTGATTACAATTGTCCACGATGTTCAATGATTTTTTAGAGGCTCTTGCTGACAATCATTTTGAAGAAACTCCAGTTGATGCAAAGACGTTCGTTGAATCTTCAGACTATCTAGGTCAGCCAGGGTTGTCTACAATTCAATATGACATTGTTGAGGCAATGAGTCAAATATATCGTAAAGAAGATTTACAACAATTAATGGGAGAAGAGGATGGTGCAAAGTATTATGAAAAATACACAAAGAACGAAATTATTCTTCAACTTGGGAAGGGTAGTGGGAAGGACTTCACCTCTACTGTTGCTTGTGCTTATATTGTCTATAAGTTATTATGTCTTAAAGACCCTGCAAGATATTTCGGAAAACCAAGTGGAGATGCAATAGATCTAATCAATGTTGCTATTAACGCACAACAGGCTAAAAATGTTTTCTTTAAAGGCTTTAAGTCTAAGATTGAACGGTCTCCGTGGTTTGCTGGAAAGTATGAGGCAAA